GTAAACACTTCTAAATGTTTTTTCACTGTAAAACAAACTTGTACCCTGCCAATCATTGGCGTGTGTTTCATTTACTATTTGGAATAGTGTTGAATCATTTAGATCATTGTGTAATGCAAGTGCATGATTTGTATTAAAATCTTCTGTGTCAACAATTAAAGGCAATTGATTTTTAAACATTTTAAGTTCTTCTATTGTTGTGCCTGCATTTGCAAAAGGTTGATGTGACATATAAAAACTAAGATTGACATCATCTTTTAGTTTAGCATGACTAACCATCATGTCCTTGAAATATTTGCTGTTGAATATATCCATGGTGCTGAAAGTTCTGTGTGGTCTATTGATCCTACTTAAACTTAAACCTATCTTGCCGTACTGTTTATCCTTGTATTTTTCTGCCGTGCTTCTTTTTGCATTTTTTAATCTGCGATTTATTTTCTTTTTCAATGGCAAACTGTCGTGTAAAAATACTTCATTCTGTCCAGACACTCCTAGTATCTGTTGTTCAAAATTTAGATATGTAAAAACATTTATTGATCTATCACGTTTTTGATTCATGTTGTATCTTATGATGTTTTCATTATCTTTCATATTGCTAGACACAAACAATATCCTTTGTGGATCTATGTCGTACTTGTCTGCCATTTTGTACAGCACTTCAAACCAAGGTTGATCATATATTGTGCTAAATCCTTCTGTACTTGCGTCAAACAAAAAGAAAATGTTTTTGTCTTCCATGAATTGTTTTTGGTAATGGTCATCAACATAACCCCATAGATCACAGCCACTCCAACTGCGTGGATATTTTATCAATCCACTCATTATAGTGATATCGTCTTCTTTTATATTATTTTGGCGAAATGCCTCTTGTAATTGCACCGTAGTCTGCGTATATGTAGGGTCCTGCAGATAGGGGTTAAATTTCAAAAAGCCGCGAATACGTTTCATAAGATTATTTCCAATAAATACTACTATATTTATAGACGCATTTGATGGTAGGAGATTAGTGTGAAGATAAGTTTTATTGGCCTTGGTAAACTAGGTTTGCCATGTGCCGAAGCAGTTGCGAAAAAAGGACACGACGTCACTGGATATGATGTTGTGGATGTTCACAGCGATTTAATTCAAGTTAAACAAACAATTAAAGAATCTGTAGAAAACAGAGACATTGTTTTTGTTGCTGTGCCAACACCACATCACCCTGACTATGACGGTGCTAGTCCTACTGCTCATCTTGAACCAAAAGATTTTTCTTATGATACTGTGATTAGTGTTTTGCGTGAAGCAGACAAACACATGAACAAAGACCAGTTGTTGGTTTTAATATCAACTGTATTGCCTGGAACAACAAGACGTGAATTTGTTCCTTTAATACACAACAGTAGATTTGTTTATAATCCATACTTAATAGCAATGGGAACAGTAGCATGGGATATGGTTAATCCTGAAATGATTATGGTTGGTACTGAAGACGGCTCTACTACCGGAGATGCAAAACAATTGATTGAATTTTACAAGTCAGTCATGGAAAACAATCCAAGGTATGAAGTAGGTACTTGGGACGAGTGTGAATGTATTAAAATATTTTACAACACGTTCATTAGTATGAAAATAGGTTTTGTTAATATGATACAAGACGTTGCAGAAAAACAAGGCAACATAAATGTAGATGTAGTAACAAAAGCATTAGCCGATAGCAAACAAAGAATTATCAGTAAAAAATATATGACAGCAGGAATGGGCGATGGCGGAGCCTGTCACCCAAGAGATAATATAGCTTTGCGTTGGATGGCACAAAAGCTGAATCTACAATATGATATATTTGATGCAATAATGAATGCACGTGAAGTACAGGCAAAAAATTTAGCAAAGTATCTAGTCAAATTAGCTGAAGAAAATAATTTACCTATTTTGCTAAATGGTATTGCATACAAACCAGAAGTTCCATACAAAGACGGAAGTTACAGTTTGTTAGTAGGACACTATTGTAAAGAGTTAGGTTATCATTGTATTGAAGTAGACCCGTTAGCAAGTCCGCAACGTGGTCCTTTTAGTGCAGTAGTTTTATTAGCACACCCTGAACTTTATTGCTACTTGAATGAAGAAAGTATTGTTGTAGATCCTTGGCGTAAATTTAAATCTGACAAATACAAAGTTATACATTATGGAAACACAAGATAAGAAAAAAGTTTTAATTTGTGGTGACAGCAACAGTTTAGGAGAATGGGGTACTGTGGTACCTGGACCTGCCTGTGCAAATAATGACGATCCTGAAATATTTAGACCTTACAACAAAGAACAATACACACATGAGCCTCATGCAAAACCTTTTAATGTTGTATGGCCTGGCTTTGGATATTATTTAGATTTGAAAGGTCACTGTACTGTTAATTACAGTATAGGTGGTGGCACTAACACAGAAGCAATATTCAAAGTTGAAGAAGCACTTGGACTTGCACCTCCTTTTACAAGTCCTGTATTTTATAATCCAGACGTAATAATTTTCATGCTCACTGAACCTGTGCGTGATTTAGGTCCACCACGTTGGCCAGCAGAAGCAGGACTCAAGGATTTAGAAAAATATTATATACAAAGAGATGAAGCAGTACAACAAGCAACAGGCATAAAAGATCTTAATGACAGGTTGCTTAAAATTGTATTTGACGGTGCTCAAAAAATCTACGATGAAACTAAAATACCATGGATAATTATAGAGGGTTGGGGCAAGTGTCCTGATGTATCAAACTACACATTTATCAAACACATACACAAGGATTGGATGTCTAAATTGTTAGGTCACGATATTCCTTTAATGAGCAGTTGGCCAACTATTAATTTATTGCGTAGAGCAAGACCAGATCTTGCAGATTCAAGTGCTACAAAATTTTTACAAAAGAATTTACCAATTGATGTCAAAGAAACAGAATTTAAAAAAATAGTTGATGAATATGAAAAGACAATAGAAACTATGCAGGCACACAAGGACTTTCCTGATAACTGTCACCCTAATAGACATATTCACAAATTATTAGCAGAAGAAATAGAACGTTATGTATGATATATGTTTTATAAGTTATAATGAGCCAGACGCCGATCAAAGGTACAGCAAATTAGTGGAAAGATTTCCACGTGCCAAAAGAGTACACGGTGTCAAAGGCATTCATCAAGCTCACATCACTGCGGCCAAAAAATGTTCAACAAAAATGTTTTGGGTCATAGATGGTGATGCTGACTTGTTACCAGAATTCAATCTAGATCACAAAGTAAGCGATTACGATTTAGATTGTGTCCATGTTTGGCGTAGCCGAAATCCTATCAATGATCTAGTATACGGTTATGGTGGTGTGAAACTCCTACCAAGAAGACTTACCATGAACGTAAATGTATCCAGCAGTGATATGACAACATCTATATCCGATAGGTTTAAGGCTATGCCAGACGTGAGTAACATAACAAACTTTAACACAGATGAGTTTAGCACTTGGAAAAGTGCGTTTAGAGAATGTGTAAAACTATCAAGTAAATTAATAAAAGGACAAATCAATGAGGAAACTAATAGCAGACTTGAAACATGGTGTACAAAGGGTGCTGAAAGACAGTTCGGTAGATTTTGTATCCTTGGCGCTAGGAGTGGGCGTGACTACGGTACTAGTAATAGGACTGAGCCTAGCTTACTAGCAAAAATAAACGACTTTGATTGGTTACAGGAACGTTTCCATATGGATGAGATGTATGATACCATTTGATAAAATAACTAAGGTTGGACATAAAAATATGTTGGATAACAAATTGTTTTCCGTGTCCTGGATCCTTGGGCGTTTCTGTAATTATAATTGTAGTTACTGTTGGCCTTATGCAAGAAGCAGTACAGTAGATCACAGACCATTCGAAGTTTACACAAAAGCAGTAGATGAAATAAAACGTCAGTCGCGAGAAAATGGCTTTGACAAATTTCATTTTAGTTTTAGTGGAGGAGAACCAACAGCTTATAAAAAGTTTTTAGATCTTGTAGCACACGTTGAAGATTATGAAAGCGAATATCTAAGCATACATATGACAAGTAATTGCAGTCCAGGCATGAAGTGGTGGCATCGTTGGCTTAATGCAACGTTGGTGATGGATAGAAGAAGCATCACTGCAAGTTATCATGCTGAATTTGCCAATGAAAAGGATTTTGCAAAAAAATTATTGTTTTTACAAGAAGAAGGAGTACTAATAACTATTAATCAAGTTATGGTACCGCAACATTGGGATGAATATTATGATAGAAGTAAACGATTTATGGACATGGGACTTCATGTTACTCTTAAGCCTCAGTCTGATCCTACTGCCTCTTTTGTTGTACATGGTTACACGGAGAAGCAGGTTGAAATGTTACAGCAACAAAACCAACAACCAGATCCGCAAATACAATTACAAGATGATGATGGAGTAACTTACTGGTTGGACCAAGCTGAAAGATTAAATGCTTTTGGATTCAACAAGTTCAAAGGTTGGAATTGTTGGTCAGGATACCAGAGCTGTATTATACGAGAACCAGGTGGAGAAGTAAAACGCAGTTATAGTTGCCATGACGAACCGTTAGGCACGTTACAAGACGGATTTGAGCTGTTTAAAGCACCAATGCCGTGCGTTACACCAACCTGTGTTAGTAGTGCAGACAGCAAAATACCAAAAGAAAGGACGATAAGTAATTAGCATGGACTATAGAGATTTAAGCCAATACGGTAATCAAGTAGAATTAGAAGTTACAACAGACGCTCACAAGCTGATTAGTTGGATCGATACCTTTGAATGGCAAAAATATAATCCACGTAAAGATGTAAATCGTTATGGATTAAGTGTAACAACTTCAGACGGTACATTTAACGGCATTGACTTAGACAGTTTGTATGAATACAACAAGGAGCATGGTACAACATGGAGTGAAAAAGATTTCAATGTGCCTACTCCAGTGTTCAATGATCAAATAAGCAAAATTTTAGAACCTTGGGAAGGATATTATTATAGAACACACTTTTTAAAATTTGGACCTGGCGGATTTTTCCCACCACACAGAGATTGGGATTATAGCGGAGAGCTTATAGATACTTTTAGATTAATAATGCCTTTGCGTAATGTAAATCCTCCACAGTTTAATTTTATACTTGACGGACAACAATTACATTGGGACATAGGTAGAATGTATTTCTTAGATACTTTAAAAATGCACTATTTGTTCAACACTAGTTTTACACCAAGCTATTGGCTTGTTGTTAATGTTGCAGTCAATAGTCAAACAATAGAAGCAACAATGAGAAAGTTTAATCAAAAGTAATGTACAAGTTAGCAGACATAAGAGCAATACATTTAGAAGTGACCAGTAGATGTCAGGCCAAATGTCCTATGTGTGCTAGAAGAGAGAATGGAGGTCCATTAAATCCTTACATGGGCTTGGACGAGATTACAGTAGACAAATTTATGGAATGGTTTGATATAGATTTTATAAAACAACTTAACCATTTAGGAATGTGTGGTAATTTAGGAGATCCTATTGTAGCAAAAGATACGGTACCAATTTTACAATACTTGCGTGAAACAAATCCTGTCATGGGATTACAAATGCACACAAACGGAAGTGGACGCACAGATAAATGGTGGAAGGAACTTGCAAAATTAAATGTAAATGTTGTATTTGCAATAGACGGATTAGCAGATACCCATTCACGATATAGAATTAATACTGATTGGAACAAAATTATACACAACGTTATGACTTTTGTAGACGCAGGCGGAAGTGCTAGATGGGATATGTTAGTATTTGAACACAATGAACATCAAGTAGAAAGTTGCAGAGAATTGTCCCAACGTTTAGGCATGACAAATTTTAGTGTTAAACATACCACACGTTTTAGAGATGGTAAGTTTAGAGTTCTAAATGAACAAGGACAACAAATAGACACTTTGTTTCCCACAGACAAAAGCAGAGAAATGATGGGCAAAGTAAAACAATCGCAGGAAGAACATCTTCCTAAAATTAATTGCAAAGCAGTTAAGGATAGTATGATGTATGTAAGTGCGTTAGGTACAGTTACGCCTTGTTGTTGGTTGGATCAACAGTTTTATCCACCAAGTCATGAAAGTCGCATAGACTATTTGACAAAAATTAAAATATGGCCAAACTTAAACCATACAGGTTTAAAAGATATTTTTGCTAGTGGTTATTTTGATCGCATAGCAGGTTGTTGGGATTCTGGAGGACTAAGAGAATGTTCCAGACAATGTGGCACTTTTGATAAGTTAAACGAACAATTTGTAGAAAGGACCTAAGATGATTTTTTGGATAGGTTTTATGGTAATGGTGTTAAATGAAGGCTTTGTAATAATGCGTCATGTACACCCGTGGTTCGCACGTAAAAGAGAAGCACTAATGCAAAAGTATGGTGCGAAGTGGAAGAAGTTTCACGCAACACTTGACTATGTATGGATTGGTGGTGTAACAATAGGTATAGCAATAGACATTGACAACTGGAAGTTATATGCAACAGTATTAGCAACCTTCTGGACAGTAGTGGCAGTATTTGTTTATCTACCATTGTTAATAAAAAAGTTACGTAAATGAAAATAGGAATAGGAGCATTAATTACAGCAATAATGGCAGTGGTTGCCTGGATTGTTAAAAAATTAAAGAAATGAGAAGCAAAAAAACATCTATAGAAGTTAAAGATATTGATATCAACTTATATGATCTTAAGTTTATCGCAGATGCAATACGCAACAGTGATGACAAGGATCGTGTGTTGGAATCATTGTGGGAAGGACAATTAAAAAGTAAAAACTGGTTAGTTGGTCAACTTTGTCACAAGTTTCATATTAGTAATGCAGAAACAGTAATATTCGGAGGCTGGTGTGGTATTTTAAGTTTATTGCTTTTCAACAGCGACTTTGGAATCAAAAAGATCACAAGTGTTGATATTGATCCTAAATGCGAAGAAATTGCAACAACAATAAACAAAAGATATGAAATGCAAGGCAAGTTCAAGGCTGTTACTGCGGATATGTGTAGATACGAATACGAGTCAGATCCTTATCTTGTAATTAATACAAGTTGTGAACACATAACTCAAGCACAATACACGCAATGGTTATACAAAGTTCCTAAGGATAGTTTGGTATGTATACAAAGCAACAATTACTTTGAATTACCTGAACACGTAAACTGTATGAAAGACTTGGGAGAATTTAAACGTAAAAGTAATTTAAAAATAGAGTTTGAAGCAACACTTGAATTACCTAAGTACAACAGATTCATGCTTATTGGAAGGAAAGATGTCTAAGACTTTTTGCCCATTACCCTGGATACATTTAGCCACAAGACCTAACGGAGATGTTAGAGTTTGTTGTACGGCTAATGCCAGTGGTGCGGGATTAGATGATGACAAGACAATAGGACTAGTCAAGAAAGACGGAGTCAACATGAATCTACGTGACCATACAATAGAAGAAGTGTGGAACAGTGAACACATGAGAAGAACAAGATTACAAATGTTGGAAGGCATTATTCCTGCAAGTTGTAGAAAATGTTTCAATGAAGAACAAAATGGCATTGTAAGTAAACGCCAATGGGAAACAAAAGTTTGGGAAGAAAGATTAGACATACCTTCAATAGTAAGCAAAACAGCAGATGACGGTAGCCTACCAGTTGACATACCTTACTTTGATTTACGTTTGGGTAATGTGTGCCAATTGAAATGTATAATGTGTTCGCCACATGACAGTTCAAGCTGGATAAAGGAATGGAAAATACAATATCCTAAATACAATCTTGTACGAGAAGATCAAGGTTGGGATCCTAGTTTTGATTACACATGGTATCAAAAAGGTAGCTTCATTGACACAATGAAAAGCCAAGTAAAAAATATTAAGGAACTTTACTTTGCAGGTGGTGAACCTTTGATGATTCCTGAGCATTATAAAATTTTAGAATTCATGGTTGACAGTGGTCATGCTGAAAATTGTATTATAAGATATAACAGTAACGGATTAAGATTACCTCCTAAACTTTTTGCATTATGGGAAAAGTTCAAAGAAATAAGATTTAATTTTAGTATTGACGCATATGGAGATAAAAATGAATACATTAGATTTCCTAGCAAGTGGAATGAAATTGAAGAAAACTTAAGATTACTAGATGACACAGGGCCAAATGTAATTGTTAATATTGCATCTGCTGTTCAACTGTTAAATGTTCCATACATGGCAGAGTTTGCTGATTGGAAACTAGAACAAAATTTTAAAAAGATTAATCGTCCTCCTTTTGGTGCAGGAATAATAGGAACGCATTTAGTTTATTATCCTAGCTATCTCAATGTAAGAGTGTTACCAAACGAAGTAAAGCAAATTGTAAAACAAAGGATAGATGGATTCCTTAATAGACAAAAATTTAATCTGGAATTTGACAGAAGCCCAGTAGGTAGAGTAAGATGGGAAGGACTCGTTAAATATATGATGCAGGAAGATTGGACCAATAAAGTTCCTGCCTTGGTTGAATATTTAGAAATTACAGACAAGCAAAGAGGTTTAGATTTTAGAAAAACTTTTCCAGAACTCGGGAGATATGTGTAATGGAATACAAAGGATTAATGCTAGGACAACAGGGCGATGTAGGTGTAGATACTGAACACTGGAAGTTCGGCACAATAAAAGATGGCGTCAAATTGATTGACAATCTTTTATATTATAGTGCGTTTAGTATAGGATATGATGACCATGGTATCATTGATAAGGTATGCACTAGAATGAAAGGATTCAAACACGAAATGGGTGACAGTTTGTTTTTAGGTCATGCAGGTCCAACTGTAAATTCACCACACGTTGATTTAGCAAATAGATTATGGAACATGACTAATGGATACAGACCTGTGTTTGCGTTATCAGGAAGTGATGGAGTAGAAGTTGCTATCAAGTTAGCCTTTGCATATCATCAAAGATGTGGAAACACAAGAAAGAAAATAGCGTCATTTGATGATGCGTATCATGGTGCAACCTTGCTTTCAATGAGTGTTGGAGATGTACACTTTAAAAGTGCATACTACGGAATGGATCCATATCAAAACGTAATTAAATTATCACGCAATAATCTACAACAGGAAGTTGATTGGGAAGATGTTGCTTGTATTATTATAGAAACTTGCCCACATGACCAAGATATATCACCTTATGGGTTTGATGTTTGGAACAAAGTAAATGAAATACAAAGTAAACATGATGTTCTTGTCATTATAGATGATATATTCATGGGTGGTGGAAAGACAGGATCGTTCTTTGGTTGGGATAAGTTACCAATCAAACCTGACTTATTTGTAATGGGCAAAGCAATCACAGGCGGATTCTTTCCATTGTCAATGGCTATGTTTAATGATAAGGTATATGAAAAAATAAAAGACGGCAATTGGTTGCATGGACACACATACAGCATGACTTTGTCTGGAGTGATATGTATGGACGAATACTTAAACGTTTTAGAAAATTACAAGTATATGGACAACGTGCAGAACATTATAGAAATTGCAAAACAAAGTTTATCAAGAGATGGTTGGAACATCAGCGGAAACTTTGGAACTACATTTATGATAAACAAAAGCGATAAACATTTTAGATTTATTGTGCCTATAAATGCAGATCAAGAATACTTTGACGCTATACCAGATACATTAACAGAAATGACGAAGGTACACAAATTATGAAAGTAGCAATTACAGGACACTTGTCGGGACTAGGCAAAGAACTTTATACACAAATACCTAATAGTGTAGGTTTTGATATAGGCAGTCATCATGACATTAAAAATCCTGATCCGTGGATAGATGCATTGTACGAATGTGATGTTTTTATAAACAATGCTTATGCTGGTTTTCACCAAGTCAATATGTTAGAAAAAGTTTTTAAGAAGTGGATGATGGAAGATAAAACAATCATAAACATCAGCAGTACTGCGTCTGAAATAAAACACATTAACTATCAAATGGGATTTTATCCTATACACAAAAAAGCATTAGACGAAGCTTGTATGCGTTTGCAACACATAGAAAAAAATTGTAGAATTGTTAATGTAAAAATAGGTTGGATGGATACTCCAATGTCGGAAGATTTTGTAGAAGAAAAATTAGATACCAAAGACGTTGCGGAAAAAATTATGTACATTATAGAAAACAAGGACATAACATCAATGACTATTGATAGGGGATTTAAAAAATGGAAGTGGTAAAAACAATATCACTTACAGACGGTATAAATTTTAATTTATATCCTGGTCCTATAGGTTTGTTGTGTAGTGGAGGTGCAGACAGTTCATTAATGATGTATTTTGCTTTACGTTTTTACAAAGGCATGGGTACTTTACATATATTTGATCTTGCAAACAATCCACTAGGACTAAAGAACACAGTAGCAGTCACTAAGGTATTAAACAAGAATGTAGAGCTCACTGGCAATCATGATGTACAATTACATATAATACACATGGAAGGTGATAAGCCAGATGGCCCAGAAGTGCTAGGAGATATGGTAAAACAAGTAGGCATTGATATAAATGTGCTAATGACAGGTGTAACAAAGAATCCACCAAGAAGGGTATTAGAAAAATTTACTGATGAATACGATTGTCATAAAGATCCAAACAGAGATAGTCCTAATCCGGAAGAACAATTATATGATGCAAGGGCTGAAGGATATCCTTGGGTTTACACACCATGGTCACTGATAGACAAAAAAGGATTAGGAGATTTGTACAAAGAATATGATCTAATGGATAGTTTGTTTCCTTTAACTTACAGTTGTGAATATTATCCTAGAGACAAAGTGTATGGAGACATAGGCGACAAGCATTGTGGTAAGTGTTGGTGGTGCCAAGAAAGAGAATGGGGTTTTGGAAGATTATGAAGTTAGTCTACAAAGACAGTACAAAGAACAATTGGTTTTTAGTTAGTTGGACATTGTCTAACAAGTGTAACTATCGTTGCGAATACTGTCCAGACATACTACACAATGGAAGCACAGGACAACCTCGTTGGGAAACTGTTGAACGTTTCATAAAAAATTTAAAAGTGCAAAAAGATATATGTTTTAGAATCAGTGGTGGAGAACCTACTTATTGGAAACATTTTATTGATATGGCTCAACTTGTTAAAGAACAAGGGCATAAGTTTACCTTTGTAAGTAATGGTAGCCAAAAAGCAGAATACTTTAAACGTATTGCACCCTATACAGATGCAATGATGTTAAGTTATCACAAGGCTTATGCAAGTACAGAACATTTTATTGAAGTGATTAATGAAAGTAAAATTAAAACAGTTGTCAACATGATGTTGTTGCCTACAGACTTTGATGAAGCATTTAAGACATCAGAAAAAATTTATAGTGCAACAGCAACAGCAAGTATAGAACCTAAAGTAATTGTTGATAAAACATCTGGTGATGCTATTACAAATGAAGTTGTAACATATACTCAACAGCAAAAGGACACAATCAACAATTGGCCTTTTACTAGAAACATAGACTTTGGCAACGTACACCGTGGAGAGATGCAATTAAAATACAATGAATGGTTCAAGGACAGCAAAGACATAGATGCAAATCAACTTATACTTGATGGTAAAAACAAGTTTGTAGGTTGGAACTGTTGGGCAGGTTTAGACGGAATCAATATAGATATGTGGGGGAATATGTATAGGGCCGATTGTCAGTTTGGTGGAGCAATAGGTAATTTAGAAAGATACAAGTTGCCAAAGGATCCTATAATGTGTGGCAAAAGCATTTGCAGTTGTTTAAGTGATATCTACATAAGGAAAGAACAAGTAGCAGAACTATGAGCAGAATATTAGTAACAGGTAATCCTAACTATGATGGTTTGTGTAAAGGCATTTACGAAGCCTATAATCGCAACAGAGTAGAATTTGTTGGCAGATGGAATGGCTGGGATCTTGGTGACTTTGAAAAACTGGCCAACCACGCAAAGGACTTTGACATTTTTGTAAATAGCCAATATGGTCCTAATGGTGAACAAGTTGATATTTTAAATGCTGTCTATAACAAATTTGAACAAGGACACATTATCAATATTAGTAGCACTACAAGTTATTGGGGTGATGGATACAGCCCTAAAAATTATTTAAAAAATAAAACAGCACTGGACGAATTAAGTAAAAAATTGTGTAAAAATGTTTGTTGGGGTAACAGTAAAATACGTGTTAGCAATATTGCATTTGGACAACTTAATAGTCAATCACAAAAACAAAAAGACGATAAACATAAAATAAGTTTATTAGAAGCAGGTAATCTTGTTAAGTGGGTAATTGATACGCCGTCAAATACAAACGTACATTATATTGCTTTAGATCCTATACAAACAACTCTGTAAGTTCAGGACAATATTTCAACACATTAGTATTTCTTATCTTGTCTAAATCTTTTGTGTAGTTTATAAACTTGTCTATATGCTTTCCTAAAAATTTATCCTGTGTGTAATTTATATTAGGAAATCTAAAGTCTATTTTATCTAATATTTTGTTAGGCAGTATTCTAGGATTTAGATATGGTGGTGCCGCAACAACATTATTAAAATATATTTCCCAGTTGTCTTGTTTGTTATCTTCAAACCACCAATATATTTTATCTAAGTGTGCTATATTGTATGCCATGATAGTTACAGCAATAATTATTCTATCAACATCATATTGTTTTATGTTATCATTAAGTTGATCAAAAGTAAAGTTCTTACCACCTCTGATGTATTCATACAACCCACCCGTGCCTTCCAAACTTACAGTCCACTTGGTTTCACCATACTGTCTTGCAAGTTCCTGTATTTCATCATCAACAATGGTGCC